TCTCGCTCGTCCATGCCTTCTGCTAAGTTTGCATTAAAATCGTCTTGAGGTCTTTCCTCTACAACCTCTTCTTCTCCTTCAACTTCTACGTCAATTGGAAGACCCTCAGGTTGCTCAACTACTTCTTCTGCTAATTCTTCTGTTACTTTTTCTACTGCCATGATTAATTGTACCTTATTGGTTTAAACATATCCACCACAAGTCCACCTTTAGACTTGTAAGTTTTTTGTGTATTTCTCATTAGTGGAACTACTTTAATCGCATATGCATCAAAATACAAGCGTGGATCCCCTTCTGGAATATTCTTAGTCCCCTTTTCAGGATTCATACCAGAACTACTATGATATGTGCTTTTAATTTCTTTTCCTTTTAATGGATGTTCTTTTGGATATTTAAAATTATCGCTACTAATAGACTTATATGGTTTAGTTGGATCTGATAAAGATATTTTTGTTGGCCCTGCTTTTGATCCATAGAATCTTGCATTCTTAGACATAACATCTGGAATAACTGCTTTACCTTTTTTACCAATACCTTTACCGTTTGCATAACCGTAAAATCTTTCGTTACCAGCTTTATAACCTTGTCTGAAACTTACTTTGTCAAACGGGGCAACGGCTACGTAATCAACATTCTCACGTGCAGCTTTCTGCATTAAATATTTCAATGCATGGTCTCCGTAAGAATCTGCTTCAACCATCGGAAAGTAATCTTTTTGGTTAGAGTTATAATCTCTTTGAGATGAAATTCTTTTAAGTTTTGTATTTATATCTTTCATAGATGAACTAATTGCATTTACTCTACCAAACTCATTTCTAGCAACAGCATCATCTAAATCTCTAAGCATTTTACCACGTTGGCTAACAAGTAAATTTAATTCTATATCTGCATTAAATGGGTTAAGTCTTTGCTCGCCAGACAATTGCTGGGCTTTAGTCAAACTTTTTGCAATACTCTGGTTTACATCAGATTGTATTTCATTAATCATAAATACTTTTTTGCCATCAGGTGTGAACCTTGTATCGTATCTTATGTGATAAATATTATTTGCATCACCAATCTCATCTGTAAAATGTCCACCTTTACTTCTTAAGGATGCATTAGTCGGGATATCTTCTGGTAAAGTGAATATAGTTTCTCTGTAATCTTTACCACCTTGTAATGTGTAATTAGTTTCATTTCCGTATCTAGTTTTTGAAGTCTGTAATGGACCTGCTTTGTTATTAAGTTCTCCAACTACTTTATTTATTTTTTTAACATCTTCAATTTTTACGTTTCCGTTAGCCGTCTTTAAAGCATCATTCATATCTCTAAGTTGTGACCTATTAGGTACACCATCAAACTTTAAATAATATTGGAGATCGTCTAAAGAATCTTTTGTAGTCATATCTCCTTTGTATTTAACTTGTAAATCTCTTATAGTGTTTCTTGCATTCTTTGCTGCTACATCGAAGGCTTCTTGTGCACCTTTGTTAACACCAAGTTCAATTGGTTGTAATCTATTAATGGGATTTAATTTTAACATTGCTCCTACTTCATTTGCATCAAGCTTGAGACCAAATTTCTTTGCTGCATATAACAGGCCACCTGTTAGGTCTCCTGCTTCATTAAATACTGCTAAATTAGAATCGAATAATTCTTCTTTGGATACACTTACTTCTTTACCGGCAAAGGGGCCTGAATCGTATTTAAATCTTTTTTGTTCACGAACAGTTTTCTGTGCAGGCTTACCAAATATTTTAAAGTTTACTTTTCTAGTAGAAGTTAAATGATCTAGCCACTCATCTGCGGTGTACTTAGATCTACCCATTCTCATAGCCCAGTCATACGTTGATGAACCGAAAGCAGGTGCCATATCATCACCCATCTGCAGGGGTTTTGTTTTTTTTAAAACTACTGGTGGGTTTTTTAATTCTTGTGTAACTAATTCTTTAGCCTGTGATTGTGAAGGCTTAGGTGTGTAAGTTATTTGTCTTTGTTGTTGTCCGGTGGTCGGTGTTGCTGAAGGTTTCTTCGCCTTAAGTAATTCCTTACCAGCTCTAAGTAATGCCTTTAGGGACATTGTCCCTCCTATGTAATTTTAGTAGGTTTGTTTCTACCTAGTTTGCATTTTACTTTTACTGATGTTCCTGACTTGTAACCCATAGGTTTTTGCATCATGCCACCACCCATTTTACCAGAGGCCTTAAGTCCTTCTAATAATCTTTCTTTTTTCATAGGAGTAACTTTATCTTTTAAACTTTCTCTTACACCTTTTCCAGTTTTTCTTCCTTCATATCCTTTTGTATATGAAGATTCTCCACCAGAAGAATATTTCTTCATCATGCCACCACCCATTTTTTTATTTTTTTTCTCAGACATTTTTCTTCCAATAGTTTGTCCAAGTTTAGCGGCACCTGCACCAGCAGCACCAACGGCTCCTATTATTGCTCCTACTTTTCCTGCTTTACCTAAAACTTTTAAAGAAGATTTAAGAGTACCTAAAGCTTTTCTTCTCTCCATAAATTTAGAAGATTTTTTTTCAAATGGATTTACAGTTTTTGTTGGGTCCTTTTTAATACCACCACCTCTTTTCTTACCTGAAATTCTTTTTAGCATTGCAAGTGGAGATAAAAACTCAGCACCTTTAGCACCTTTGTCTTTTGCTTTTTTCATAAACATTAAACCAAGATTTGCTTTTGTTACACCACCGTTTTGTAAACCTTTTGCTTTCTTATACTCTTCAACAAGATTGATCGGCATTTTTGAACTCGTTACACCAGGTTTCATTGTTGATTTTTTTTTCATAAATTTTTTTGCACCTGCTGCTCCTAAAACTCCTAGAGCTAAACCAAGCGCGGCTTTAACTGGTTTTACTTTTTTCTTTTCTTCTCTAAGCACAGCGAAATCTTTTGCATCAATTTTATTTGGTGGTGGAGCTTTGGCTGCAATTGCTGCTTGGCCACCTGTAAGCATTTGTGGAATTTTAACAATTTTTCCTCTATCATTTTTTTTATATGAAAATGGTCTTTTACCACCACTATAATATTTTTCTATTTGAGCTGTAGTTCTAGTAGTAGAACCTCCCTCTTCTTTTGAAGTTTGAGTTTGACCTTTTTTTAAACTAGTTCTTCCTGGCATAGTAGCTCCTAATAATATTTATACTCTTTTTCTAATTTCATTGGTGGGTCGTCCCAATCGTCCGAGTACGTAGAAACAAATC